CGCGGGCTTTTTTATGCCTATACTTTACTTTCCCAATATGTGCTAACATGTGTTAAAGTTATGAAACCATCGCGCAACTATGAGGCGCAGGCATGAATCAAAAGCAGTTCACTGGCAACCTTGAGATTAAGAGCCTAGACGAAGGCGGGTTCTTCGAGGGCTATGCCAGCGTGTTTGGAGTTCAAGACTCGGACGGTGACGTGATTGTTAAGGGCGCTTTCAAGAAAAGCCTGGAGGCCCACAAGGCGTCAGGACGAATGCCGAAGATGCTATGGCAGCACGACACCCGCCAGATCATCGGTAAATGGGTCGAGATGTACGAAGATGACAACGGCCTATATGTAAAGGGCCGGATGATTATGGAAGTGCGCCAAGGTCAGGAGGCTTATGCCTTACTCAAAGAAGGCGTGCTTGATGCCTTGTCTGTCGGCTTCAATATCCCCGAAGGTGGCGCAACCGGTATGCGTGGGCTGGTCATTGAAAAAGTTGATCTAATGGAGACCAGCCTGGTCACATGGGGCGCAAACCCTGAAGCGCTAATCACCAACGTCAAATCTATCAAAGATTTTGAGAGGCTCCTGCGTGACGCTGGATACTCAAGAAAGGAAGCCACGGCCATAGCGAGCCGTGGTTACAAAGCGGCATCGGATCAGAGTGATTCTGAGGCTGAAGCGCTTGAAGCGACACGAACCCTCATAAACAAACTGAAAGGATATTCCTAATGGCTGATGAGCTGAAGGACGTAATCGAAGGTCTGGGCAAGACGTTTGACGAATTTAAGTCAAAGAACGACGAGCGCCTGGCACAGATCGAAAAAAGCGGTAAAGCTGACCCCCTGCTGGACGAGCAGCTTACCAAAATGAACTCCAAGCTGGACGAACTCGGCGCTGTTAAAGACCGATTGAGCCAAGCTGAAACCACACTGGCGCGCAAGAGTGTAGCCGCAGACGATGGCAGCTCCGGCAAGATGCAAGAGAAGGCTAACCAGTTCGCCAAGATGGTCGCCAAGCAGCGCGGTATCCCGGCATCTGAAGTAGTCAAAGAGTTCGGCGTCGAAGGATTGGCCGAATACAAAAAGCACTTTGAAGGCTGGATGCGCAAAGGCGACAGCTACTCGAACCAGCCAGACGCAATGAAATCCCTGTCTGTTGGTTCTGATCCCGACGGCGGCTATTTTGTTGAGCCTGACACCAGCGGTCGAATCGTAACCAAGATTTTTGAAACCTCGCCTATGCGCCAGGTTGCTAATGTTATGACCATTGGCACCGACGCACTGGAAGGGATCTATGATCTGGACGAGTCTGACGCGGGCTGGGTCGGCGAAACACAAGCCCGCACTGAAACCGGCACCCCGAAAATTGCAGCATGGCGCATCCCAGTGCACGAGATGTATGCCGAGCCGCGCATTACTCAGAAGCTGCTTGATGACTCGATGGTAAATGTTGAGGCATGGCTGGCGGACAAAGTGTCTACCAAGTTCGCACGGAAAGAGAATGCGGCCTTTGTTAACGGTGACGGCGTAGGCAAGCCACGCGGCTTCCTGACTTACGCATCCGGCACCACTCTGCCCGGCACTATCCAGCAGAGAAATACCGGCGTATCAGGTGGGTTTGCTACTGGCGGCGCAGGCGCTGACACCTTGATCAGCACCATCTATGGTCTGAAGCAGGGCTATCGCTCAGGTTCAAACTGGTTTATGCCTCGCAGCGCTACCGCAGAAGTTCGTAAGCTGAAAGCCTCTGACGGGTCCTATCTCTGGCAGCCGGGCATTATGGCCGGTCAACCCGCTACTCTTCTCGGCTATTCCGTGATTGAGTTTGAGGACATGCCAGACATTGCGGCTGACTCTCTGTCTATCGCATTCGGTGACATGAACGAGGCTTATCAGATCGTTGATCGTGTTGGCGTCCGCGTGTTGCGTGACCCTTACACTGCGAAGCCGTACATCAAGTTCTACACCACCAAGCGCGTAGGTGGCGATGTGCTTAACTTTGAAGCGCTCAAACTGATCAAGTTTGCATCGTAACTGCATGGGGCTACGGCCCCATAACTTAATTTAGAGGGTAATCTCATGGCAACACGCGACTCCACTTCACATGCTGACGTAGTTGAAAGCGTCCGCCCCCAGGTAGCAACCGCTGACGTTGAGGGCGAAATAGTAGACCTTCGCGGATCTGACAGCGTTCTGTTTGCCGTAACCGTTGGTGCGATTACTGGCGGAAATGGTGACAGCGTTGTAACGATTGAAGAGTCGGAAGATGACTCTACTTTTACCGACGTAGCAGATACCGACATTCTCGGCAGTGAACCGACCTTGGCAGCTAACACCGCCTATCAGTTCGGCTATATCGGCACCGCCCGATATGTTCGTGGCAAATTCGGCATCGGCACAGAGACAGACGCAGCCGTGTCAGTTGTTGCGGTCCGCACGCATCTGCACAGTGAGCCCGACGGCTACAACGTTGAATCAGTAATCTAAACCCTAGGCCAAGGACGGCCACTCTATTTCAAGGTGCTGCGATGAAAGTCACATTAACTCACGACTACAACGTGGCTCCAGAAGGCCATACCACTCTTTGCTTTAAAGCAGGCGACGAGGTAGAGGGCAAGATTGCGGAGATGGCTATCCGTGACGGCAAGGCCAATAAACCTTCAAAGAAAACGCCTAAGCCACAGCATTCAAAACCTTTCCGGCCTACTCACGAGGGCTAAGATATGGCGCTCCGCCAGACTTTAAATTATAACCAATACCGTGGGCACACCCTAGTTACCGCCCCGCTTGCTGAGCCTGTGTCTGCCACTGCCGTCAAGGACCAGCTTGAACTAGACGCGAACGACGCGAGTAAAAATACCCAGATCGAACTGTACATAACAGCAGCGCGTGAAATGGTTGAAGAGTATACCGGCCTGGCACTGATTACACAGACGTGGAAGCTCACCCTTAACCATTGGCCGAACGACCGGCAGCCGTGGTGGGATGGTGTGCGTCAAGGCTCTATTGATGAGCTTCTACAATCCGGCAGGGCGTCGCAGATCCTATTGCCTCGCTACCCCTTGCAGGCCGTTAACACAATCAACTCTGACGGCGTGTCCGTTACTGTTGCCAGCGTGTTTATAGTGGACACCCAACAGAAACCTGGAAGACTTATTGTTAAGCGCGGCGCAACATGGCCAACTGTCCTCGACAACGCCAACGGCATCGACATCGAATACACCGCAGGCTACGGGTCATCAGCATCAGACGTGCCGGCAGCACTCAGGCTCGCCATTATCCAAATGGCCGCGTATATGTTTGAGCATCGTGGTGACTGCGACACAGCAAGCGCTATGAAGATGTCAGGCGCTCAATCACTGGTTAATACCTATAAGGTGGTTGGCCTGTGAAGTGCTGCAACATAAAAGCCGGCATGCTTCGTGAGCCTGTAGAGTTTCAGTCTCAGGTAATAACAAGCGTGGGCGGCGGTGCGTCAACCATTACTTACACAAACCGTGCCAACGTTCGCGGGGCCTTCAAGCCGATGTCAGGCAGCGAACGCCTATACGCTGAACGGCTGGACGCTACCACCCGTAACCGGCTAGTGATTCGCTACCGTTCGGACTTGACAGAATCAGACCGGGTTATCATTAGAGGCCGGGCCTATCAGATTCGGTCGATAATAAATACAGAGTTCAGAAACAAGTTTTTAGAGATTGACCTCGATGGGGGTGTGGCAACGTGAGCGGCCGCATCGAGGGTCTAGACGAGACCCTAGAGGCTTTCGCCAGGCTAGGCAAAGCCGGAAGTCGTGAAGGCGCTAAGGCTGTCGCTGCAACCGCTCAGAAGGTTAGAGGCGATGCCATCAAATCAGTACAGCGCGGAGCCAAGTCCGGCACTGTATATACTCGAAGCTCGGGGCAAAACCTGTCACCAAGGCACCAGGCATCAGCCCCAGGTCAAGCCCCTGCAACCGATACCGGCAGCCTTGTTAGCAGCATAAAGGCAGAATCAAAAGACCTAAGCGGGCGAGTGTACAGCGACATTAAATACGCATTCTGGCTTGAGTTCGGGACACTGAAGATGGAGCCCCGGCCATATTTAAACCCGGCGCTTATGGGCAATCAAAGATACTTTGTTAACCAGTTAACCAAAGCCGTTAACCGGGCTTCTCGGGAGTTTAACAGGACATGAGTGCATACCAGTTACAGCTTGGCATTTACACAGCGCTCAAAGATGACGCGGCGTTGTCTGCCCTTATCGTTGGCGTATACGACAACCCCACTCAGGCAGGCGATCCGGAAGATGATAGCCTGTTTCCTTACGTCACCATCAGCGACGGCACATCACAGCCATGGGACACAGACACAGAGCGCGGGGACGAGTGCATTGCTCAAGTTCATGTATGGAGCAGGGCTAGCCACTCACTAGAAGCCAAGCAGATTCAGGATGCTATATACGGTGTCTTGCATCGTGGTACAATTTCAATAGCAGGATCGAGTTTTATAGGATCTGATTATATAACTCAGACAGTGCAAAGAGACCCCGACGGCATTACTCGCCACGGTGTTCAAGAGTTCAGAATCATTTACGAGGAAGCATAACATGGCAAGCGAATACGGTCGGAAAGTTGTATTTACATGGGACAGTGCGCCGATTCTTGGCGTGCGTGAAAAGTCACTTTCAGTAAACGGCGAAGCTGTTAACGTTACATCTGATGAAGATGATGGCGTTCAGATGCTGCTGGCTGAAGACGCAGAAACAAGCGTCCAAATTGAATTGTCCGGCGTGACCAAAGACAACATCTTGCGCACGGCTAAGATGTCCGGCGGTGCTGCACTTCAGGCTGACGTGACGCTTACCTACTCTGACGGCGGTGCGATTGCCGGCACGTTCCAGCTTGGCCCCTACAGCGAAGGCCAGCCGTATAACGAGGCCGTCACGTTCACCGCGTCGCTTATGAGCACCGGCGCAGTTGTTTACACACCTCCAAATTAAGGTAGCACATGAGCCAACTTGAGCCAGTCACCTTGTCGTTTGACGGCAAGGAATACAAGGTCGATAAAGAAGATGGGATCTGGGGGCTGATTGAAGCCATCGAGGACGTGATGACGTTCTTTGAGCTTGCCCCTGCATTCCAGTCAAACAAGTTCCCGACGGCTAAGATCTTTCGAGCCTATGCCGCTGCACTGAATTACGCAGGCGCAAAGGTTACACCGAACGAGCTACGCCAGGCATCTGACTATAGGCGAATGGGCGAGCTTGCCGGATCTCTCGCGGCTATCCTGATGATGGCACAGCCTGGCGCTGATGTTGACCTTGGCAGCGCAGAGGGCAGCACTGAGGACGTGGCTAAGGCCAAAAAAAAAGCGGTGAAAAGCTCGTAAGACACTGGTTTCAGATCTGGGTGATGTGGGGCTACAACCCCACTGACTTCTGGAAGACTCACCCGACTGAGTTTTTTTGGGTAGCAGAAACTAAGATAGAAATGTCAAATCCGCCTGAACGATATGCCGGGGGGATGAACGGTGCAGAGGTTGCCGCCATTTACGCAGACGCCTACGGAGATGAATAATGGCTGGCATTGAAGTAATCATTGGCGCGAACACTGACGACCTTGATGCTGCTGT